CACATCGCAAATATCATACAAAAAGGGAGTATTAACATGGAAGAACAATTAGATTTATTCGGAGTTCTATTTGAAATGAAGGCGGTCGATAAGATTCGACAAGAGATTGCAGGGTTAAAGGAGTTGGATTATATACACACTTGCCTTTGCATTGTTGAGCGAGGATCTAGAAGCAATTACGTTGTAAAGACTGATGAATTTGAAAAATGTTTCAGAGATACAAATGAGTTGCTTCGTTTTGTAGAACTTGGATCAGTACATGGTTGGGAAAATGTACATGGATTTTAAGACAAAAAAATAAAGCATTAGAGATTTCCTCCAACGCTTAATTGATCTTGGTAAATTAATTATAGCATAGGAGGAAACTTAAAATGAATAAACAAGTAGAATTAAAAACAGAAATCAGCTTGATGGAGAATGGAGTCTACATAGTTTCAAACGGTAAATTGATTCCTTTAGAAAATCCACAAGCTGGGTTCGGTAAACAAGAAATAAATTGGCAAAGTGGAAAAGTAACACATGTAGATTATAAATATACTAAAAAAATCTAAATGTGGTATTATAAGTGTAACAAAATATTCGTGCTTATCAGATAACCTGGGAGCGCTAGATAAATGCAGAAAATACTTCTGTGCTTATTTAGCGCTCTTTTTATTTTCATTTTATTGGGACTGGGAGGAAACCACATGAAAGAGTTGATAAATGAGTACATCGTTACAAGAAAACAAACAAAGAAATTATATAAAGATTTATTAGAAAGAAAAGATGAAATGATAGATGATGAAGAAATCGAAAAAGCAGTTGCCGATCTAGCTACTGTACGACAAATGATTAGCAGTTTAACGTATTCAATTGAAACAATGTCATTGGGCCGTTTTCGTGGCAGGTCGTTAAATAGACGTGCAGCTTATGAAAGAGAAATACCAGTAAGCAACGAAATACTAGCGATGAATAGCGATAAACGTCAGCAAATGCCATTTGAAAAAGAAGAAAATCAAGATGAAGAAGAAGTGAAGGAATTGTTGGCCAAAGAAATATCAAAAGTCTTAGATGCCAGGGAACGAGAAGTTTTTAACTTAGCTGCAAATGAATTTAGTCATCGTCAAATTGCAGAGATTATGAACATTCCAAAGTCTACAGTTCAGGGCATACTGCAACGATGTAAAAGTAAAATCATTGCGGAAGGTTGGGTGATCGTATGAGATTTGTTGAGCCAATTAGAGATAAAGAACAATTAGATGATTTAACAAATTATTTAAAAGAGCATAATGAACGTGACTATATAATGTGGTTGATCGGCATTCATGTAGGCATACGTATAAGTGATATTCTTCAGTTACGTGTTAAAGATGTACGTAAACAAACGCATCTGAAAATCTTTGAGCAAAAAACAAAAAAATACAAACGAGTTATTATTCCACCAAGATTAAGAAAAGAGTTTGAACAATTTATCAAAGGAAAGAAGGAAAATGACTATCTTATTGCATCTCGTGAACGGACCAGCACAGGGAAACAAAGACCAATCACAAGAAAGACTGCGTGGACCAATATAAACAAGGCAGCAAAAGCAATTGGCTATCGAGAAAAAATAGGAACGCACAGCATGAGAAAAACGTTTGGCTATCATTATTATAAGAAATACCATTCTGTAGGCGATTTGATGGTGTTATTCAATCACTCCGAAGAAGCAACAACACTTCGCTACATAGGCATTGTACAAGACCAACTGGATAGTAATATGTCGAACCTCTATTAAGGGGTTCTTTTTTTATGCTTACAAATAGCTTAACAGAGCAACTTCATAACACTTATAGAGGGATTGAGTAGGTATTTAAAAAAGTAATAGTTACACTCAAATAAAAAGAATTTTACAGGTATTGATATAGAGCCATTTTAAAGGCTTTTTTAAATGTAACAGAATATTAGATATGTTACACCCGAAAGAAAAACCGTCCAGATGCCCATAATAAGTGTAAGGATAACAACTTACAACTCATGAAAATCCTCCTTGAAGGACAGGCTGTATGCACAGTAACGAAAGCATATAGCTTGGACTTCTAAATATGGTAATATGTTCAAGGGAGATGATGAGATGAGAGAATTTATAAAAAAATATGGATCGATTTTATTAATAACGATTTTGATAGGAGCGCTAATAAGTGTATTTATATCAATGGCAGTGTACGGTCGAATAGGGATGACAGGAAATCAAGCAACAATGTATGCTGGTTTTTTAGGGTTAGTTGGAGGTATAGCAGGAGCAATGTCAGCTTTCGTTGTAGCTCAAATACAATTGAAAAATCAATTTATTCAGCAACAAGAAATATTAAAAACACAATTTGAACAGCAAATTATAATGGACAAAGAAAAAATTAAAACGGAAATCCAAATTGAAAATTTACAAGAAATAATGAGTTTGTTAACGCGAATAAGAAATGAATTTATCCAATTTAACAATTATTATTATAATCTTTTTAGAGTTTTAATTACCTATAAAGAACATCGTAAAGACAATTATAAAAAAGAGTTAGATGTATATAATCAAAAAATAAGATTAATAATGCAGAATATTAACGAATATCCAAAGTATCAATTTTTATATGAAAATACAGATGAATTTTTTAATTTTTATAATAATAATTTAGTTGATTTTATTAATAAATTAGATGAAAATCATGCAGAAATTGAAAAGATAATTATGAATGAAGAATTGACAGATGAAAATATGGTTGGAAAAATAAAGGAAATCAGAGAAAAAGTTTTTGACTTCTTTGATTTTGTGAAGCCAAGTATAGAAAGAGAGATAAATAGATATTCGAATGAAATTAAAACATATTTATCTTCAGAACAAAAAGGAGTTTAATGTATGTTAAAAAAATATCGCGAAACGTCTGTAGGTATTGAATACTGGGACACAGAAGAAAAGCGTATTGTAGTTATGCAGAAAGAAATTGAAGTTGCAGATCAACAAGAAGTTCATGCCGACACATCAGGAATTAATCTTGAAGAAATGACGGTGAAGGAATTGAAAGACTTTGCTGAATCGCAAGGGATTGATATTCCTAAGTCTATGACAAAGCGTGAGCTGGTTATTGAAAAGATTGTAGGTGCTGCAAATGATTAAGAAGACCGTATATAAAGAACCAGGCACGACAGTTACAACAGTAAGATTATTCGGCATCATGATTTATTCAATCACTGAAAACGAACGGAATATGTAATATGAAATACTGTGATTTTAATGGCTGCAGAAACAAGATAGAAAAAGGGCAGTATTGCGAAGAACATAAGAGGGATAAGAAGAAGGCTATTACTAAGGTCAAGTACGACCTAAGTAATAAGCCTTTTTATAATTCCTCAAAATGGAAAGCGACACGACGGAGAGTGTATGAACGTGAGCGTGGTTGTTGTCAGCGCTGTGGGCGCTTTGTATTCGGCAAGTTGGCACAGGTGCATCACATCGTTAAGGTTCGGGACAATCCAACACTCAAGCTTCAAGAAGATAACTTGCGTTTGTTGTGTCCAGAGTGTCATATGATTGAAGAATATGGAGAAAAAAATAAAAAAGTTTTTGCGGATTTTTTTAATAGCCCCCCTGTCAAAAAATAATTTTTTTATAAATTACTGAAGACCGGTTGTGGCGGTATTTAAATGGTTGTGCAGTCTAAAAAAGTGAAGGGGGTGTGAGAATGGCGAGAATGTCGAAAAAAAGAAGATTGGAACTTCTCGATGAAGCGAGAGCTGACGAGGAATTGCGCATAATGGAACTATTAAAAGAAGAAGACCTTTTTCAAAAATCACTCACACCTCTTATTGAAAATTATTTAGATGCATTTGTCATTTATAAAACGATGTATGATAAGTGGTTGGATTTAGGATTTCCACCGACAAAAACGCATACCAACAAGGCTGGTGCTGTAAATGAAATGAAGCATCCGTTATCACAGCAGGTCGAAACTTGGAACGAAAAAAAGAATAAATTATTAGATTTACTTGGAATGACGAACAAAGGAAAAAGTGTACAAAAAACTACAAATAATCAAGCTGTTAATGCGAGTGTTGATGAACTAGCAGCACATCGTAATAAATGGCGAAAAGTTAAATGATTACGATTGAGCAAGGAAAAAACTATGCTGATCTATATGCAAACCGAGTTATGCGAAACAAAAAGAAATATCCAACATCTATTATCAAATCGGTTGAAAGATACCGAAAATGGAAGAAACGAAAGGATATTTGGTTTGATGTAGACAAAGCAAATGAGATGTTAGATTTTGTACAGTCCTTTGTACGTCATGTTAAAGGTCCACTCGCAGGTGAGTTGATCTCGCTTGAAGAATGGGAAATGTTTATCTTTGCGAATATGTACGGTTGGCAACATAAAAATGAAAAAGGTAATGTAGTACGCGTAATTCGTGAAGCTTACGGACAAGTACCAAAAAAGAATGGTAAAACAATAATCGCTGCAGGAGCTTTATTGTATGCAATGTATGGTGAGGGTGAACGTGGAGCAGATTGTTATTGTGCAGCAACAGATTATGAACAAGCACAGAATGCAGCTGAACCAATTGCACAAGCGATCGAAAACTCAGAGCCACTCTTAAAAAATACTCAAATTTATAAAGGAATCAATGGTTCAACATCTGGTGCAATGTATCGTTATTCGATTGATGGACTTGTTTATCAAAATAAATTTAAGGTTTTAACAAAAAATACAAAAGGGCTTGAAGGTAAGAACCCTTATTTTGTATTAAATGACGAGTTGCATGCACAAGAAAATATGGACATGTACGATAACTTAAAGTCCGCACAGATTTCTCGTGAACAACCAATGATGTTGAACATCTCGACAGCTGGTAAAGGTTCATCATCTGTTGGTATGCGTGTTTATAAATATGCGAAGCACGTACTTAAAGAAGATGATGACGATTCGCTTTTTGTTTATATAGCAGAGCCAAATCGTGGATATGATTGGGAAGACCGTAAAGTATGGGAAATGGTTAACCCGAATATAGGCGTGTCTGTAACGATGGAACAATTAGAAACTGAGATCAAAAAGGCACAGCAATCGGCACATTCAAAGTCGGAGTTCCTTTCGAAGCATCTAAATGTCTTTGTTAATGGCGCTGAAAATTATTTTGAACGTGAACAGATCGAGCATATTTTAGTTGATGACCTGGGTGAGTTAGAAAATGAACGTTGTTTCATAGGACTCGATTTATCGAAAGTAAATGACTTAACATGCGTGAGTTTAAACTTCCCGACTTATGATGAAGAAGGCAAGGCAATACTGAAAGTAAAACAGATGTATTTCATTCCATCAGACAATATTGACTTCCGAGAGAAAGAGGACAATGTGCCATACAGTGATTTAGTCGAGCGTGGTTTTGTGACACTTTGCGATGGCAAAATGATAGATCAAGACATGGTGTTGGAATATATTATCGAATGTATGAATTTATATGATGTGCAGCAAATCAACTATGACCCAGCAATGTCACAGAAGCTTATCGAAAAATGTGAAAATCTCGGCTTAGATTGTATCGTTGTAAACCAGTATCCAGCAGTAATGAATGCCATGATTGATGATAGTGAATTATTAATCTATGAAAAGCGTTTAGTGACGGATAATCCTTTGCTTGTCTACTGCGCACTGAACATGGTTGTTATAACAAATATCAATGGAATGAAAGGGCCATCGAAACGTCAATCTAAGAAAAAGATTGATGGCTTCGTTGCTTTTTTAGTTGCGCATAAAGAAAGTATGTTCCAAATGGAAGATATTAATCAAGATCAGTTTGATGAATTACTAGATGAAATCTATAGGTAGGGTGGTGATTAAGTGGGGTTACGAAATTGGGCTTCCAATAAAATATATAAACAAGTAGAAAAGCGTGGTTGGTTTGAAGATGCATATTCATCTGTACTTCGTTACAGTGGTCGTTATGTGAGTGACGAGAATATATTGGAATCGAGCGACGTGTACGAACTACTAAATGACATCAGCAATCAAATTATGCTTGCTGACATTGTTGTTACTAATGAAATAGGTGAGGAAGTTGAAGATAGTATTAAATCAATTATTTCACATCCGAATAATTATTTAACGCAAGCAGAGTTTTTTAGATTACTTACTAATACTTATTTACTCGAAGGAGAAGTTTATCCAATTCTTGATGGCGATCAACTGCATATCGCTAAAAATGTATATCCTGAACTTGATGAAAAGTTAGTGGAGCATTTTAAAATTGGCGGTACTTCGATTCCATCATCAATGATTCGCCACATTAAAAACATTGGGGTGAGCCATCTTCAAGGACAAGGGTTATTATCGCTCGGTAAAAACACTTTAGAAGGTGTTATGAGCGCCGAGAAGGTTTTGACGGATAAATATAAGAAAGGCGGTCTACTCGCCTTCCTGTTGAAGCTAGACGCGAATATCAACCCACAAAACGCTGCACAGTCAAAATTGATTAAGGCAATCCTCAATCAACTCGAAGATATTGACGAAAGCAGGTCAGTAAAAATGATTCCACTCGGTAAAGGATACGAGATCGACACAATGGAATCACCAATCGATGACGAAAAAATATTAGCGTTCTTGAATGTGTACAAGAAAGATTTAGGAAAGTATTTGAATATTAATGTTGCAACGTATCAATCGCTCATTAAAAGCGATCTAGAGAAAGCAATGATGTATTTACACAATAAAGCAGTGAAACCGATTATGCGTAATTTTGAAGACCATTTGAGTCTTCTTTTTTTCGGCAAAAAATCGAAGAAACGAATTAAATTCAAAATCAATATTTTAGATTTTGTTACTTATAGTACAAAAACAAATATTGGTTACAACATTGTTCGTACAGGTATTACATCGCCAGACAATGTAGCGGAAATGTTAGGTTTCCCTAAACAAAATACACCTGAATCAAGTGCAATCTACATTTCTAAAGATTTATCAAAAATTGGAGAGAAAAATGCCACAGATGATAGTTTGAAGGGAGGTGCAGAAAGTGACAACAAAAAAGGAAACGAGAACATTTAACATTGAAAATTTGAATACGCGTGATGGTGATGAAGGAGAATCTGTCATCGGTGGTTATGCTGCGGTATTTAATTCACCAACTGAGATTGGTGGTGGATGTTTTACAGAAGAAATTGCACCTGG